AAGGAGGAAGACATACTTCACATACGAAGTTCTACTATGATGCCATACATCATCTTCATTCCATTTAAAACTCCAACTATCATTGTATCTAAGTTTATTACCCTGATATAACCAATTAGTTGCTTGATAAATTGTTCCGTTGTGTCCAACTTTTGGATCTGAGTATGATATCAGTGCTTTAATATGTGGTGCGTTTTCTCTTAACCAATCAAATGTTTGAGATAAAAACCAACTTTCAATATTAGAACCATAACCATCAAATACAAATAATCGGGTTAGTTCCAATACTTCAGTTCTCTCCAAAGAAGGTGTAATCGATTGCCCAGCACTTCTACCTATTGGGTCACCATAACAGGCAACTCCAATAAGTTGTTCATTTACACCACTAAAAAAATTGTGTTCATCATCGGATATGTAAAATAACCCCAATGCATACGATACTTTTGTCCACAAGCCACTGTAGTGGTTGTTAATAATAATATCCTTTGCTACCGATTTAGTTATAGGTCTTACCGAAAGTTTAGATATATCACAATATAGTTTACCTTCTACTTTACCCATTCTGAAAAAGCTTGTTGGTATGCTTCAACTTTATCCAAATTTGGATTCTCATCCATAATCTGCTCTGCTGTCGATTGCACTTCCCATCTAAGCCCAAATGCTGATGCTTCAGTAAGAATTTCTTCGATTTGTTGTTCGTTGGTCATAACATTTTTATTAAATACTTCCACTACTCCCACTCCAAAATTCATTTAGGTGAGCCCAAGTTTTCTTATCTATTATTTTTTTAATATTAGAAGAGGATACATTGTGGTTACGAGCCATAACTCTAATATTTCTATGCCCTATTTTCCACAAATGTCGTATCATCAACACCTGCTCATCAGTCAACTTAGCTGAAGGATGAAACTGTCCTCTTAATATACCCATATAACAAATTTACGAAACTTTTTTGATATTACCAAATTTTTTATGACAAATGTTGTGAAATTGCTTCAACCAATGCACCCTTAGATTGCATACCAACAAATCTTTTCATTTCAACACCATTTCTTTCTATCACTATAGTTGGAACTGAACGAATTCCGTATTGAGTTGCTTCATTAAATGCAACATCAACATCATAATCTTCAAATGTAACATTTGAAAATTGCCCTTTTAGTTCATTTACAACCGGAGCTAATGCTCTGCATGGTCCACACCATACTGCCGAAAATTTCTTAACTGTTACCATAATTTTTATATATTTTATTTTTATTATTAACCCTCACAACTTACACAAGTCTCATCCATTGCTCTTGCTGCTATATCACCTCTCAATACTGATTCGGTTCTCATATAGTAAAGAGTCTTAACACCTTGCTTCCACGCTTCCATATGGATTTGGTTAATCCACTTTGGTTCTGCGGTTGCAGGAAATGCTAAGTTTAGAGAAACTGCTTGGTCGATATATTGTTGTCTTACACCAGCTTGTCTTACTAAATCTAACTGATTGATTTCTTTAAATGTTTTGAATACATCTTTAACCGAATTACATTTACCTTTATGAGATTCTTCAGTCACTTCTGAACATTCAATTAATTTACCATCTAAGAAACACCACTCATCTAAAAAGTCCAAATCTTGCACCGAACCACCATCTGCTAAAATCTTATCCCATACTTCTTTGGTGTTCTTTGTAATTTTACGAAGAACTCTCTCCAATTCAGGATTCTTTCTAATGAAAGTTCCTTTTGATGTTTGCTCAGTAAATACATTAGCTGCCCAAGGCTCAATACCACTACTTACGTTACCACTCAACTTAGAGTTTGATACCGTAGGTGCTACTGCTCTTAAGTGTGTATTACGGAATCCGCTTTCTTTACACCAAAGGGGTTCACCATATTCATTTGCTAAATCTCTACTTGCTCTTTCAGATTCAATCTTTAATTGAGAGAAAATCTTACGAGTTTCGAATTGAGCTTGTAATCCTTCGAATGGTAATCCTTTTTGTTGTAAGTAAGTGTGCCATCCCAATACACCTAAACCCAATGCTCTACCTCTTTCTGCTGAACGGACTGAATTCTCAAATCCTTTCATATTCTTAGCTCTTTGTAAGAACTCCTCCAATACACCATCTAAGAAAATAGTAGATGTGTAAACTAAATCAGTATCTTTCCACTCATCGTATTTTGCTAAGTTAAGTGAACTTAGGCAACAAACGAATGAATGTTGCTCATCAGTATGTAAAACGATTTCCGAACAAATGTTAGTCATGTGAACTTTCAATCCGTTCTTCTTATACATTTCAGGATTTGCTTTGTTTACATTACCCTTATACATAATGTATGGTTCTCCAGTTGCTTTTCTTTTTTGAAGTAACTTACCCCATTTTCTACGAGATTCACTATCGCCTTCTTCTAACTTTTTCATAAATCTATCACTAACTACAACACATTGATGCAAGTTAAGTGATTGTCTATTTACATCACCTTTGGGTTCTCTAATCTCTAAGAAATCTTCAAAGTCTTTATGTTCGATTTTAATGTTTACCGATGCTGCTCCTCTACGAACACTTCCCTGATTTGTAGCTAGGATAGTTGAATCATAGATTTTAGCGAATGGAACAATACCATCCGATGTTCCATTACCAGTAATTTTAGTGCCGGCAGGTCTAATCATATTGATACCAATACCAACACCACCACCATGCTTTGCTAACAACATTAATTCTAAATTCTTAGAACCAATTTCATAGATACTATCACCAACATCAATACCGAAGCAAGATATTGGTAATCCTCTATCAGTACCTGTGTTTGATAATACTGGCGTTGCTAAACACAACCAGCCCTTCCAAATGTAATCAAAGAATTTTGTTGCCATTTGTGGTTTATCCAATCTCTTAGCAACTGCCGTAGCAACTCTCCAATATGCATCTTTAGGCTTTTCTCCTGCTTGCAAATATGTTTTGGATATAGTTTTTACATATATCTCATTATTACCCCAAGATGGAAAATCAACATCTACTTCCCATCCATTTTCTTCTCCGTAATTTTTCATAAATTATTTTTAAAATATATTATCCCAATTTTCACCTTCACCAGCCTTACTATAATCAGTAGGTCTCATAGCGAAGAAATCAGTATGAGTTACTCCACCCGTAAGATGATAAAACCAATCTAATTCAGATGCTTTCTTTTCGTTAAACTCAAAGTAGTCATCTCCACCTTTAATTGGGTTATAACCTAATTCTCCTAACTTTTCATTAACTCTTTTTGTAATAAATTCTTTTAGGTCATTCTTTTTAAGATTCTCCAAATCACCTTGTTCAAAAATCTTATCAATAAATTTATGTTCTAAATCTCTAATGATTTCAGCTGCTTTGTAGATATCAGCTTTAGCTTCTTCTAACAATTCAGGAAATTCACTACACATATGTCTGAATAATTGACAACCCATCTTTGAATGTAGCGATTCATCTCTTACACTCCACTTCATTTGTTGTCCAATTCCTTTTAGGAGATTTCTCATTTGGAATGAGTAAAGAACGGCGAATGAAGAGTATAATGCAACTCCTTCAGCGAATGCTGAAAATATAGCAAGTGAACGAGCAACCTCAACTCTAGCCTGATGATTTGTTTCTAAATCTTTAGGAGTCCAATCTGCGGTTGTGTTTGTTAATAACTCAAATCTTTCTTTCATAACTTCATCATGCATAAAGCCTGCAAAGTCATCTAACCCCAATGTTTCATTTAAGTATGAGTATGCAACTGAATGGATTGTTTCTTGCGAACCAAATGCCATTGCCATCTGTCTAATCTCATGCTTTGGAAACCATTTTGTAACCATACCAGTCCAATAGTCTGATACTGCACATTCGGTTTGAGCAAATCCTAAAAGGATATTACCTACTAAGTGCTTTTCTTCTTCTGTTAAATTTTCATTCCAATCCTTCACATCCCCCTGCATTGGTATTTCAGTATGTAACCAAAATGCCTGCATTTGCTTCAACCAACCTTCGTTGTAGTAATCTGGATATTCAAATGGTTTGTATGGGATTCTATCCGTAAATAATTTGCTCATTCGTCTTAGTGTTTTTAGTTTTTTAAGTTTCTATGGGGTAGATATAACTATCATATATATTAGAAAAACAATCACAATTTTTGAAGTTTTTACTAACTAATTGATGTTCAATTTTTAAAATCAAAAAACTCGTTTATGTTAGAATTTTCTCCATACTTTTGATAGTTGTGATTAAACACATTCATATTAAAGTCTGGTTTTTTGATTTCTTCATACCCACCAAGTCTCACCCTTTTTTCAAAAATTAAATCTATTTCTTTTGGATTTTTTAACCCATTATACTCATCATACTTATTCAATATCTTTTTCGATGATTTTGATAGAGGATAAATATATCTAAACATCAATCCCCTTATCCTGTCAATTCCTTTATATTCACAAAAGTTATGGGTTAACCAAAATACCTTTTCTTTACTTTCCCAATTAGCGTTTTCTTTACATAATTGTTTAGCACTTCGGGGATGTATTTTTTCACCACTCACCCTATCCATATAAACATCAGTTTTGAAATTACCAATGTATCTGAAGTTTGATGCCTGATATACAAATCCACATTTTCCCATAATACCATCGGCCAATGTATATATAAATTTAACATTTGTATTTTCTCTAGCCCAATCCAATAGGACTTTAATAGCTTGAGAACCAAAGTTACTTCCATTTTTATCAGGTCTAAAACACATTTTACCTATTTCAAAATAATCGGTAGTAACCATATTATCTTTGTAAAATATCTTTTGGATAGTTTGTAGGGGTTGTGTCCCCCATCCTAATGTAATAACCCCAACTAACTCATCATTTTCATAATATCCTAAATACCACTTAGTCAATCTTGGTAGGATTTTACTATAATGATGTTGTTGTATAAATGGAATTGCAGTATTTTTATGTATTGGTTTTATTTCCATTTTATCCCATATTTTCTACATACTTTTTGTGTAGTAACTGCTTTTCAAAAGTTTCACCTGCTTTACTCTCCTTACTCGCGATAATACCATCGGATGAAGTGGCCGTATATACCTCTAATATCCCCTTATTCGTGTCCATTTTAGCTGGGAAGGTGATACCATCCTGTCCGAATCGATTCTTCATAATGTGTATCCTAGCGGTGTTATTTAACTTGTCTTTGGATTTTCTACTTAAACTCATAATAAAGTCAGCGTTCATTACTTTAGCGTATGAATCTGCAATCTTATCAGCTTCAATTACTTCGGCATCTATACCCGT